AGCTTCAGTTAATCTGATCAATTCGTCTTGAAGATGTTGTACATCAGATGCCTTAATAATCATCTTTCGTTCCTCCTATATATTTTCTATTCTTAAACTATATTTGTCTGTGTTTATTACTGTTCCAGGTATTATTTCTCCTGTTTCTTTAAAATAATTTTTGATTGCTGTTTTATCTATGTTTGTCTTTACTACTTCTTTTTTGAATTCATTTGGCACTATTTTTTCATTTAAGATTTCTACGCTTATCGGGTTCTTTCTAACTGCTAACTTACCAATATTTGTAGTAACTTTTTCAATTCCTAATCTGTCCATATTGTTTAAAACTTGTTCTTTAAATTTATCTGTTTTATTTTTTAACTTCTTCTTCATTTCTGTTAATCTATCTATTTCGTCATCGATTGCTTTTGATAATGCTTCATTATTTTGTACATACGCTATTATGCTGCTTGACTTATTTATTAATTCTTTTTCAACTTCTTGATTTAATAGGCTTTGTTCTTCTTCTGTTAGTTCTTCATTTTCTCTTTTATCCATTAAATCTATTATTTTATTTGTAATGTTATATAGTGCATCCATATATACTCCTTTACTTTTTTAATAAAATGTTCTATACTCAAGTTGTATACTTTTTATATGTTCTTGATAGATTGATTTAGCGTTCTTCTATCAAGTTCTTTTTTTATTTCATCGTAAACTTCCATTATTTTTCTTTTAGCAAATTCGGAATTTCCGTATTTATTACAAGTTAGTAATGTTTCTATTAATTCAATTTTTTCTTTTATATTCATTTTTGCCTCCTTTTCTTTTGATTTATGCGTCTTTTTCTCAAAAAACCTATTTTTCTTGTTCTTTTTTAGCTTTTTCTCTCATCATCACCTCCTAAAATCCTTTTTTACTTCTTTTTCTACCGCTTCTCGTACTATTTGATTGTAATCTATCTTCATCAACCAAAGTCCTAAAGCTCTTTTGCTTACTCTGTTTATTTTATCGTCAGGAACTTTTGGGAAGTCTTTTCGTTTAAACCATTTATAAACCGTATTAATTCCAACTCCAGTTTCTTCGCTAACCTCTTTTGGATTTAATAATATTATTTTTTCAACTTGTTCCATTTTTTCCTCCTTTCTATTATTTTACTTTTACAAACGTTCTCTATATGCTTAAATTTTCAAAATAGCCTTATCAAATTTTTATTTTTATATTGAAATAATATAAGTTGTTGCTTTAATTGTTTTTTACCTTAAAATCGATTTTAAAGCGTTTTAAATATATTTTTCTAAATTTTGTGATTTTAGGTACTCTTCTCTAATCTGTTCATATATATATTCTTCATACTCTAAATCGATTAGTTCTAGTTCTAATTCATCTAAATAATCCATTTATGTCTCCTTTCTAATTCAAAAATTGAATTCCTGCGTTGCCACTTAAAAAGTTATTTAAGTATTTTTGTGATTCAGGTAACATCATTCTTATGCTTTTTGCTCTTTCCTTGATTACTTTAATTTGTTTTAGAAATATTCCTTTTTCGACTGAGTTAATAGTAGAGCTTTCCATCATTCCAAGTTCATTGATCCTGTTGGGGTTATTTCCTAAATATGCTTTAATAGCTTCAGGTAATGCATCAAACTCTGCTCTATCGCCATAATATCCACTTTGAATTGTCTTTTTGTATATTTCCCATAATTCAGCTTCTGTCTCTTCATAAGGTTGTGTTAGTTCATCTATCTTGTTCTTGATGTCTGCAATTGTTGGTGGATAGCTTTGATGTTGTATCAATTCTTTTATCGCAATTGCGACTAACTTTGAGTCATTGTGTTCAAACATTTCTGTGTATAAATTCACTGTTGTTTCTGCGTCTTTTTTGCTCATATCCTTGTAGAAGTTCGGATAACTTGCTTTTAATATGCTTAATATCTTTATTGTGTCTTCTCTAGTCATTTAAAATATTCCTTCCTCCTTTCCAAGTTGGTAAAATACATTGTTACTTTTCTGTCTGTTTTCGTATTTACCTTCTAAAACCTGCATTGCTTTATCGCTTCTTGTTACAAAATCAAAGTCTGCTTTCCAATTCCTATCGTTTTCGCCTATCAAAAAATCTGATTGATTAGCTTTAATACATATTTCTCTAAATACTTCTTCATTTATCTTTTCTTTTAAGCATTTATTGATTGCTACTTTTCTTTTTTCTGTAATTTTTAAACATTTCGGTAGGTTAGTACATTCTTCGTTATAGATATTCAAAAAGTTATTAAAAACTTCTTTTTTGTTTTCAGTTGGAGTAGGGCTAGCGATAGCTAGTGAGTCGTTAGACGATAAATTGTCGGTTTTGAGCAACATTTTGTCGATTTTGTCGGTCTTAAGCGACATTTTTGTACCTTCTATACTATTCTCTTCTTCTCTATTCTTTTCTATTCTATTCTTATCTATTCTTATCTTATCTGGGTTCACCAATGGTATACCAATGGTAGACCATTCACTTTTTAGTTGATACGCCTTGTTTTCGTGATTTTCTAACATATTAAATTCTTTTTGAAATTGAGTAGGTCTATATCTATCGCCTCTTAAATAATTATTAATTCTCCAATGTTTAATTACGAGGATTCCAGAATCAAAAGGTATTAAATAAGACTTACTTATCAGTATTTTTAAATCATCCTCCTTTGTTCCTGTAATCTTCATTATTGACTTCCAATTATTTACGAATCCGTCATCATCTGCGTTCATCGATAGATGAAAGTACAGAGCTTGAGTGCTGTTAGGCATTTCTAAAAAGTTGTCATCATTTGTTATTATCTTGTCAAACATTCTTTTTTGTGCCATTTTTCCTCCCGTCTAAAAATCAAAAATTTTAATCTGTCTTTTTTGTTTCTTTATTCTTTTCATTTTTGCTTCGTGCATTTCAATTTTAATTAGCACTATTCCTGCTATTACTGTTATTATTCCAATTAAAGTCATAATAAATTGAATTGTAATTATTTTGCTTAATTCTTCTGCTATTATTGAGCTTAAAATTGGTAATATTGTTATTACTGATATTGCTTTTATTCCTTCTACTATTTCTTTTATCTTTTTCATCTGTATTTCTCCTTTTATATTTATTTACTTTTGTTTTTATTGCTTATATAATCTCCTTGAAAGGAGGTGATTATATGGCTCATGTTAAGCAAATTTATGCTAACTTATGTGGAACTTGGACTGATGTTACTAATTGCATTATTGATAGAAACGAGAATGCAATTAAGTATTTTGATGAAGTTTTTTTAAGTTCTTCAGATTCATATGATTATGTTACGATTGAATATGGTAATAAAGCATATCGTATTCATCCAAGTCAAATTCAAGTTATTCTTTAAATTTGAATTAGTTTTTAAGTCATGTTAGTTTTTCTAATATGACTTTTTTAATATTCAATTCGATATTCAATATCTTTATATAATTCTTCTGGATTAACTTTTAATTCTGTTTTTAAATTTTGAAGATAAAATTTTTTTTCAATTTCTTTTTCAATCAAAATCCATTCACGTCGATTTAACCCATTTGCTAATTCACATATTTGTTTTATTTTTTCTTTCTTTTCCTCTTCCATACCATTTTCCTTTCGTCGTTTTCTTTTTTATTGTTCACTTTTGTGAACACTTTCTATAAAAAAATAATGGTTAAATTGTCTTTTTAATTGTTCGCAAATTTTAACTGCGTTTTTTGGACTAGGATTTCTAGTTCCAGTTAAAATTTGACTTATCGTAGTTTTGGAAACGCCTATATTTCTAGCTAGTTCTGTATAATTATATCCACTAGAAATAATATCCTGTTTTAGTTTATTAATGTCTTTTACAACTACCATTTCTTCCTCCTTTCTTTTTTGCTATATGCATTATATATATGTTGTTCACATTTGTCAACACTTTTTTGAAAACTTTTTAATAAAATTTTACATTTGTGAACAAAACTGCTATAATATCAATTATAGGAGGCTTTATGAAAATAAAAGATTTTGGAAAATATATAAAAGATATAAGAGAAAGCAAGGATTTAAGTTTGCGACAAGTAGACCAATATTCTGAAGTCACTTATTCAAATTTATCTATGATTGAAAATGGTACTCGTAAGGCTACTCCATTAGTTTTAAAAGAGCTTGCAAAAGTCTATAATCTTGATTATATTGATTTGTTACAAAAATGTGGATATATAGATTTAGCTGAACTAGAAAAATTAGAGAATGTCAAACAGATTCCTCTTCTAGGCAAAATTGCTGCCGGATACCCAACGCAAATGTTCGCAGATGTAATAGACTATATTGATATACCGGCTGATATGGCAAGAGGTAATAAAGAATTATTTGCTCTTAAAACAACAGGAAAAAGTATGGAACCCAATTTCATAGAAGGTGATATACTTATATTTGAAAAAACTGACAACTGCGAAAATGGGCAGTTTTGTGCTGTTGCAGTTAATGGTGATGACGCTACTTTCAAAAAAGTTACAAAGACTGATGCTGGAATTATGCTACAACCATTAAATCCTGCTTTTGAAACTAAGTTTTATACTAATGATCAGATAGCTAGTTTGCCTGTACAGATAATTGGAGTTTTAAAACAAATTAGAAGAAATTTTTAATCATATTTTTTATAAAATAAAGGAGGTTTTTATGGGTTGGAAATTTAGAAAGAGTATTAAGCTTTCAAAAGGAGTAAGATTTAACATTAACAAAAATTCTTTTGGTGTCAGTGCAGGAGGCAATGGCATTAGATATTCTGTTAATTCCGATGGTAGAAAGACATCTACTGTTGGTGTTCCTGGCACTGGATTATATTATACTGAAAGCTCTAAAAATAAAGCAGAACAAGAACAAATTAAAGACCAATATTCAATATTTAAAATATTACTTGCTTTTATGACTTGTGGTATTTCTATACTTTTTATTGGTCTAAAAAAATAAATTTACACAAAAGAAAAAAAACCACCTTTTACGGGTGGCTTTTTATCACTTTATTATTAGCTATTAGAAGCGATGTATTGTTATTATAACACGCTTTCTAAAAAAAATCAAATTTAGGAGGTTAAAATGGCAACTAGAAAAACAAATGGCGAAGGGTCTATATATTATAAAGAAAAAAAGAAACTATATGAAGGTAAGGTAACTTTGGGTATTGAACCTGATGGTAAGCTTATTCGTAAGTCGGTTTATGGTAAGAAGAAGATTGAAGTTGTTCAAAAGATGAATGAACTAAAAGCAGAGTTTATAGATAATGATTTTACACAGAACAACAATACTACAATTTATGATATTGCTAAACAATATATTGAAACACGCTATAAATCTAATCAAATATCATCAGTTTCTTTATTAAGAGGTAAAAATACATTAAATATAATAAATACTCTTGAATTTGTACATATTCCTATTCAAAAAGTAACTAACAGCCAAATATCTGATGAACTTTTAAATATAACAGATTATTCTAATTCTGTTATTTCTAAAATTTATGGTCTACTTTCTACTGCTTACAATCAAGCCGTTATAAATAATATTGTTAAAAGTAATCCTTTTTTAATAAAAGATGCAATTTTAAGAGTAAAATCGAACAAAGAAAATAAAAAGGTCGAAGCTTTAACAATTGACGAACAAAAAGCGTTTATAAATGAATTAGAAAAGTCTAACGATGAATATAAAGATGTATTCTATATAGCTATGTATACAGGTGCCAGAATTGGAGAAATTTTGGCGTTATTTGGCTCAAATATTAATTTAGAGACAAATTATATTACTATAAGCAAAACATTGACTAAAAGCGAAAATGAGAAGCCTGTTGTAGGAAAAACTACAAAAACATATGCTGGAACTAGAGAGATACCTATAACAAAACATCTACTACCTATCATCTCAAAATATGCTAATAATAAAGATGAATTGATCTTCACTAAAAACAATAAAATTATAAATCCATCAACGATAAATATGCATTTCAAAAAAATATGCAAAGATGCAAATATACGAGCTTTAATTAATCCTAACAAAAAAGTTTATAAAAAAGCAGGAATTATTAATGTCAATTTAAAAACTTCATCAGTAAACACACATATGTTGCGTCATACATTTGCTACAAGATGTATCGAAGCAGGTGTATCTGCTGTTGCTCTATCTCGAATTTTAGGTCATAAAGATATTCAAACAACATTAAATACATACACTTCTGTTTTTAATAAATTCAAAGAAGATGAATTAAATAAAATAAATAATTATTTAGATAATATTTAAGGTTAGTACGACAATTGTACGACAATTATTTCAAAAAAATATTTTTAAAAAAGTATGGAAGAATTGAATTAAAGAAAGACTTTTATTTAACAAGATTTGTGAAAGACGCACTTGAAAACGATGTAGATATATTAAGAGTAGAATTCCAACCTTATTACGGAAAATGTTGGACAGGAAGTGATATAAGCTCAAGAGATTTTGCAGGAATAAAACAAGAAATATTAGAATTTATGAAAACAGCATTAAATGAATATAATGAATTCCTAATAAAAGAATTTGAAAATGGTCATATATAAAAAGAGGAAACAAAATGAACGAAAAGAGAATAATAAAAGTGAACTTTAATAAAAATGGAAACGGCTACTTTATAAACAGAGTAGCTATTCCACCAAAGTGGATTAGCCATTTAGGCATTACCGAAAACGATACGCAAGCTATTATTGAAATAAATAATGATGTAATTACTATTAAAAAAGCATAAATTTAATAAGAAGAAATAGAACAAGAAGATTAACAATATTTAATAAATATGCTATACTTATTATAACTCAACTACCAAGTTGTAGTCGGAGATTCTGAAGGCGTCATTGATGATTCTACTAACACAATGGCGTTTTCTGTTTTTTATGCTTTTTAATATTTTAATTATAATATACACAAAAAAAGAGGCTGAATTAAATCAGCCTTTTATTTTAGTAATTTTTCAATTGTTTTTATTCCGACAATTCCATCTGAAACTAATCCGTTATTTCTTTGGAAATCACGAACTCGTCTATCTGTATCACTTCCGAAAATTCCGTCAATGCCACCATAAATACTATAACCTTTTTTAATTAATGCCTTTTGAATTATTTTAGTAATATTTCCTCTTGCTCCAATTCGCACATTAAACATTGCGTTAGCAGTTTTCGGACCAAAAATTCCATCTTCAACTAATCCTGCATTTTTTTGTACATTCAATTCGTGTTGCAACTCTTTTACTAAATTGTCTGCAGCAACATTTCCGCTTCTTGATTCGCTACTTTTTGCTTCAATAGAATTTATTGTTTTAAATTCAACATTGCCATTTGCTTTAGCTACAATTTCATCAAATGGATAATTTGCTCCTGGACACCTTGTGTTGTTTAAATCTTTATGTTTTTTGACTTCAGTAATACCATACTCATTTTTTAAGTAAGTTACTAATTCAATTATTGCGTTTTTTTGTGCTTCTGGCATTTGTTCTACATCATAGTTTCCTTCTGCACAAATACCAATTGAAATTGAATTATATCCATAAGCATGAGCACCAACAGCGTTCTCTTCTCTTCCACGATAAATAGTACCATCTTTTCTTATGAAGAAGTGATAGCCTATCTTGCACCATCCTCTTCCTTTATGCCATCTATCTATATCTTCAACAGTACAATTAGATGCATAAGCATGATGCAATACAATTAAAGTAGTTTTTGGTCTAGTTTGTAACACTCCAATCGTTTCAAATGTTTTTTCTACAATATTCATTTTTCCTCCTTTTCAAAGAAAAAAGCCCTAAAATACGACGCACGAAAATCGTTTTTAAGGCTTTTATTTTTTTTATTAATATACTATTATTCCTTGTTTTTTATACATTTTCATCTTCAGATTTGTTTTCTTCTTTTTTCATATAGTCTGTATTAGATTTTTTTAATATACTGCCTAAACAAGTTGCAACTGCTCCAATTATAATTAAAATTACATTTGTGTTTGCTACTTTTAATACACTTAGTATAGTTCCTAGCATTGTTACGAATGCTGGTATGACTACCATTGAAATCCATTTCAATACATCATAAACTTTATTTGACATTTTCATATTTATACCTCCTTATAATTTCCCTTCTTTTTGTAGTTTTGCTACTGCTTCGTGAACATACGAATTTAATTTTAGTTGATTTGTATATATATCATATTGCTTATAAAAATGCTTTTTAGTAGTATCATCAATTTCGTGCCCTTGCTTGATCCTGCCTATTACTAAAATTATAAAATTCGTACATATTTGTGCTAACATTTCTGTGTTGTATTCTTCTACTGAATTTTTTATGCTTGATAAATCATTTTTAACTCTGTCTAATTCCTTCAACATCTGTTCGTCACGTTCGTCAGTATATTTTTTGCTCTCTTCGAGTAATTCATTTTGCGTTTTTATTTCATTCTTTGTTCTATGTGTTATTAGTGCTATTATAATTGTACTGATAGCACTAATAGCACTTACTACTATTGCTGATATGTCCATCTTATGTCTCCTTTTATTCACCCCCCTAAAAATGTTTTGTTTAATCATTTTTCCATATTCCTATTGCAATAAAAGATATCCCTATTGGAATATTATATATTTTATTTGGTCTTGCAAAAGAAATCCCTCTAAAACTATTCAATCCAACAACTTGTTTGGTATACTGACATTCAAAGATAGCAGTATCTCCCTCAATAAATACTTTAGTTATAATAGTAGGTGTTTCAATGAATTTTTGTGAATAATTAAATGATTCGTTTGTTACACCAACAAATAATGGTCCCCATTCCTTATCTGCACTTACAGACCTTCTTATATTGTTTCTTGTAACTATCATAATTCCGTTAGTATATCTAATCCAAGTCCCATATTGATTACTTCCTGTGTCATATATTACTCCGTTTGATAAATCATTTAATTTTGTTAATATTGTGTTATCATTATTCTTCAAATTATCAATATCCTCAGTAATAGTTTTAGGAATATCTGCTCCGCTTCGCATAAAAACTTTGAATTTATATCTATTTTGTATTTCTTTTATATTTATTTTATATTTGCAATCTGCCATTTATTCCTCCTTTGTAATATCTTCAATAATTTTTAGTTGGTTTAGTAATGGTGTAAATACATCATCTCCTACTTTAATCTGTATATCATAATAGTAATAGCCTGCCTTCATATTTCTTGTATCTTCTGGTAATATTTTTACTTGATATATTCTTGAATTATCTGTTGTCTCTATTTTAGTTATTCCATTGTTTAATGATTTTTGAAAAGCATATTCTGAGTTTACTTTGTCTTTTTTACAAGAAAAGAAGCAAGACTCTAAATCTTGCTTTAATCCTTCTATTTCAAAATCAAACACGAATGTATCGCCTTTTATTAGTTCTAATTCTTCCATATTTTTACTCTTTCATTAATATTATTTAATCATTTAATCATTTAAATTATCTCGCATATTCATTATCATTCCAATAATCTATTTGATATATGTATATTTCATTAACCATCCAGTAATTATTAGTTCCATTCATGTATGCTACTGATGATTCGGTTAATTCTAAATGGTCGTCTACTATTTTATATGTAGTAGATGATAACTTCATTGTCCTACGACTATCACTCGATGATAGCATATCTAATGTTATTAGTTTATTATTAGGGTTTATTATTGACACTGATCCATATTTCCAATCAGAATCACGGTAGTAAAATGTCATTTTTTTAGCATCTCGTATGTTGGCTGACAATTGTATTCTTTTAGCATTAGTGCCATTACCTACATATAGACATGTTCTTGGTCTACCTAATATCTTTCCATATTTCCAATATTCAAGATTACTATAATTACCGTTTTGATTTTGATTATAACAACCATTCCACCAAGCAAGAGATTCAGCTGTTAACAAGTGTACTCTTCTTTTGGTATTATTAAAATCCAGATGACGGCTATTCTCATTCATACCGAATGTTCCTCTACCATTTAAATCAGTACTTATAACTCTATGTTGTATTTTTCCTCCTGAGATAACAGGAACCCAGTCATCAGTCGTATTTTCTGTATTAAATTCAGGTGTTTTGCCTCCCCAAGTTCCATTATTAGTTGTTACTTTATCTTCTCCGACATAACAATTACCGTCTGTTCTTATTGAAAAGATTGATAGTCCTGCGTTAACAAATCTTGATATAGTTGTACTCTTAAAATTATCTGTTGCTCTTATTTCTATTTCAAAATTTTTATTATTGTCTAAATTAGCATATAAATTCATAAATAAAAAAGTTGTTTCTGCAGCATTTGTTAGAAGTGGAATCCAATTATTAAATTCTCCATTTTGCTCTCTATATCTATATTCAACTTTTTGTATTATGTTTTTATTTACTCCATTAATATTTAATTCTGCTATTTTTCCGTTTGTGATTATGTTCGTTTCATTTTCAAACTGGTTTTTACGTTCTGCACTTCCATAGATTATTGGTTCGAAATAATCATATACTTTTATTTTTTTAGTAACTGTGGTTTTTAGTCCTCTATTATCTACTGCCGTAACTGACGCTTCAATTTCCCCTGCTCTTTTAGGAGCTCCAAAACTTGCTTCTACTACGCCTGTTTCATTAGCTTTTATAGTCTTTTCTACGCCATCAAAATTAAAAATATAACAATCTGCAGTTCCAAATTTTTGTGGTTTCATCATATTTTCTGTTGGCACTGATATTTTAAAATTACTAATTTCTTTTACAATAGCTTGATTGTCTCCTGTCCAAAATACAACTTGCTTGTTATTATCTTCGTATCCAAAATTATTAAATTGAGGATTTTCGCTTCCATTACAAACAAAAGTAATTGTTTTATAATTAGCGGGAATTGTATATCCTTCTTTTTTAAAATATAGTGTTATTGAATATTCCACATTTGTAGTTCTTTCTTTTGATGAAGTTTTGTAAAAATGTTCTATTATTTCTGGTTCATTCAATCCAGTAAAAGTAGTCCCATTAAAAGTATATTTTTTTATTAGTTGTTCATCTTTATAAAGTTCTAAGTCAAGTGTTCTATTTAACGGATTTTTAAAATTTAATTTTATAGGTTCTCCTATTTTAAATCTTTGATTATCATTTAAATTTGTAAAATTAGGTTTTGCAATGGGTTGAATTATAATGAAGTTAGACTCTTCCCAAATCCCATTATTATCAGCCATTATTCTCATTTGTAATTCATTTTTTACTTCTGTTCCATCAATAGAAGATACTAATACTGGAACTTTGAAAATGCATCCTTCATGCCAATCTCCACTTATTACTTCAATATTTTGCCAGTCTGAATATTCCCAACTTTGTCCAACCATTCTAGATTTATATTGTACACTACTTATTCGCTTATTTGGTTTATAATATATTTTCATTATTTCTTCATCATCTGCCGTTAATTGATATGGTTGTATTAAAAATTCAGGTGCTCTAGAGATTTTATCAAGCTGAAAATCTTGCTGTCCACTTTTTTCGCCGTGTTGATAAAACCAACCTAATATTCTAACTGTAATTTGTTTATTGCCCTCGTTGTCATGTATTACACCTAAATCTCCACTTGCTAAAACATAATCTCCATCAGTCTTATAATTTGACCATTTATTTGAACCATAAACTTGCTGACCATTTATTTCAATTACATTTATTCCTAAAGCATTTGTATACCACTTATTTCCGTTTTGTAAATGTAATTCCCAATGAATATTAGAGCCACAATCATTTTGGCCATTCCAAGTCCCTGTTCTCCACCATTTTACGTAAAATCTTGAGTCTCTTGCATAACCTGTATAAACAATTCCATCTGTCATATTAAGCCTCCTAAATTTTCACCCAATGCCAACCTGCTCTATTTCCTTCAGTTATTCCTATGATTTTAAGTGGTGGCATTGATATTTCTTTTTGTGCCAGTAATTTATATATTTCAGTTTTATCCTTATTTAATGTAAATATTTTTGTTATAGTTCCATTAATGTTAGAATATCCTGCGAATTCTAGTGGAGACATTACTGTGTAATCTCCTTGATACACACTAGATTTAACCATTACACCATCAATATTAATATTTACTTGTGTATTCATCACCTCTCCTTGAGCTTGTTGCCATTTAGATTTATATTGCCCTGTTGATAAAATGACATCTGTGAATAATGTTTCGCTATCTTCTGAAGCATATAACTCTAAAATATAATAATTTTCTTTAGGCAATAATTTCTCAAATTTTACTTCTTCATAATCAGGCGCTTGTCCATTTTCAAAAGTTTTTATATATTCTTCTGAACTGTTATATAGCCTTATTTTTGCAGTTCCGTGGGTCTTTTTTTTTTTTTTAAAAAATAAAATAATAATATGTCTTTTTTTCTTCTTGTTTTTCTGTATCATCTTTTTTTA